GTGTATATCAATGCCTATCCAAGCAAATTAAATACCTCTCCAGATAGACGTACAGAAAAAGAAGTTGAGTTATAGTAATAAATGTGAGGGAGATATAGTGCAGATGGAAACTCTTGCTCAATCATTGAATAATGATTGATGGCGCAACATAAACGTTAAGACGCACTCCCACAATAATGTTTAGTAAGTCGGAGGTGTATCTTCAAACAAACTAAACAACTGGATGGCGGTGAATAGGCAATAAACCGCAGGAACACGTAGAGGTCATCGGCGTTTTCGCTCATTAACTCCTCATAACGAGCTACTAATGTCCAGCACTATTCCAATCTTATGTGGCTGAGGACGGTTGAAAGCTGAACCCGAATAAGTAAGGGCATGACTGACTAATTGACACCCCTGAAGTCAGATATTCGATAGGGTGGTCATCAAAGGTTCAAATCCTTTCATAAGCGTTTCGGGGAATATCGTAAATTCCTTATACACGAAAGCAAAGAGGTTGTGGTCTTAGGATTTCCCTCTTTGCAATCTGGATATTCGAGGAATAGTCAATACTCGATTTGTGGGTTCGTTCCTGCTAACCCCAGCCGTAACTTGAGCCTAAGTAATCAAGCCCTGCGAAGTTGGGTCTAGGACAGGGCTATCCAGCCATATCATCGTTTCGGAGGGTATCGTAAACCCTCTGCACCTCACCTTAGTATAAGCTCTTGCTCCGTCTTAGGATTAGCTGGGATTTGATGCCCAAAGCGAGTTGCCTTGTCAGTATGGTCAATCTTATTAAGGTGTACAGCACCTTGCGAGATAATTTCAAACTGAAGCGCCCCTTGAACTTAGGTTAGGGGTATTTTCATATCTAAAATAATCAATGAAAAATATTGCAATAGGAAACATCCCGAAACATAAATATGTCTGGGTAGACACCAATTTCACTCATAAGCAATTCATAGGTTATATTCCTGCTGTTTGGTTTGCACTCAATAGCGTTGCTGGTCGAAGTTGGGGTTTGCATGTTATGTTGGAGTGCGGCGCAGTTTTTCGGAACTTACCACCCCACGCAATACTTTTTGAAGACCCGTTATCATTTACCGCTAACCTTTGGGACATTAGACAAGCTCAGCGTTGGGATTGCTACAGCCAAAATTGGAGTGCAATCGAATATAGGTATCTAGCCAATTTACGATGCAAGGTAGCTATTGACCCTGAAATAGCCTTTCTAGGAACTTACCTCTTTTCTGTCTGCCCTCTGGATGACGGGTTCACAGATTATCCTGACCAAGCCAAAGAGTTCATATTCATCCAACTTGATAACGGAAGATTAACAATTCAACCAACAAATTACGTTTTGTTCAAGGAAAACAGTTTTACAACCAATGATGAACTATTATTCCCTAAAGACTTAAAAGTAAGCGACTTAATTTACTCATCGGAGAAGTAGTATGGATGACCATTATGATGCTCAAGTCTATTCCCTAGCTTCAGGCTGGCTTCAAGACCGTCTCGCTGAAGATTACGTTTATTCAACTAAATATTCAGCTAGGTTACTTCCATTTATAATTTGTTTGCAACAAATCGTTTTGGCATTGCTTGCTGACCCCAACTATCAGGAGGACTTTTGATTATGGCACGACTAACTAACAGCAAGGACGTATACCTGCCTTACAAATCGACTGACCAAATTGCGCGTGAAGCTGTCGAAGCCCACGAAGCACGTTTTACTCAATCGGGCTGGCAACTTGCCAAAATCATTATTCCTATTGCATTTTTGGTATTGTTGGTCAACGACATTATTTTGATTCAGGTGTTGTAATGGAAATCGAAACTATTGTTGAGCAGTTTTTAGCTTCGTCTTCTAAGAGTAAGGTTGAAGTTGCCAAGTATCTTCAGTTCGTATATGACAGTGGCTTTAATAAAGGTATCTCTGCCGCCCACTCTCTAGCGGAAGAATGTTCTGTACCTGACTCTTACTCACAGCCTTGCGTCGATGATTTAGCCGTAGAGATTGCTGACTTGAAACGGAAGATTTAATCATGTACCAAATACAATTCTTTTCTGCCAAGCATAATCGGTGGTTTTTAATGTGGCATCATGGGGAAGAAAGTCTTGCTAGGATGGTTAGATTTTTTGAAGTTATGTGTAATCTCGAACCTCGACTCAAACGTCGCATTATCGACTTAAACACTGGTGCAATCGTCTATACCTAACTTTAGACAGATGCACCAAACATCTACATCCCCTAGACTTATAAAACAAAGTAAAACAACAAACACACATGGCAACAGCTAAAACCAAGTCCGATAATACCGACGTAGTTATTTCTTCAGCAGCAGCAGCGCTTGTTAAGGCGACCGCAAGTATCCAAGAAGCGTTTAAGTCTATTGATGGATTGAATGAAACATCAGAAACCCTTACTCGCGATATCGCATCAAAGAAAGCTGAAGTTGCAAGTCTGGATGAGCAGTATCAAACCAAGGCTCGACAAGCGGAAGTTGATTTCAATTTGAAGCTTCAAGAAACGAAGGATAAGACTGTTACCGAATACCTTAAGTCAGTTGGTAAGGAAGCAGTTGACACCTCTATCTACAGGGCGTTACAAAATGAATTGACCAAAGTTGTTGCTGAACGTGATGCAGAAGTCAAGAAGGCAGTTGCAATCGAGAATAGTCGCTTGACTCGCGATTTCAACTCTGAGAAAGCGCTACTTCAAAGCCAGTTTGAAACTTCTACTGCCAAGCAACTCGCTCAAATTGAATCTCTCACCGAACGTAATGGCGCACTCAGCAATGAAATCGCTAAGCTGTTCAAGGAAATCGAAGCTCAACGTGCATTGACTGCGGAAGTCGCTAAGGCTGGCTCAGTTGGTTCTATTAACGTTGGCACTCCTAATAACCGTTAAGTTTCACGACTGATTTGGTACACACTATACGGCTCCTTCGGGAGCCTTTTTATTAACATGAACAAAGCACTATTTAACAAAATCCAAGAACGCTACCTCGCTAAGATTGCAGAAAAGAATAGTTGGGGTAAGAATGAAATCAAACAGTTGTGGCAAGCTACGGTATCTGAAGTATTGGTCGAGAATTTGACTGATGAATGACACTATCAATAAAATCGCTTCGCTCATGGCAGAAGAAGAAGCTTTATGGAAAGGTACAGTAATCACTCAAACTATGATTGACCTTGATGTTTGGTCAAAAGATGAACTGGGTAATCTTGGGTATGCTTTTGGCACTAAACGTATAGGTGGACAAAATGTACTGATGTGGGGCAAAGTTGATGCTGAGCAGAATTTTATCGAGGAGTCGCGGTTTGAATCGAAAGTGAAGCAGGAGTTTGAGGCTATTTGTAAAGATGCTATGAGGCAACCGCTATGAACGATGCGATAGGTAAACGGATTGGTCAGGTTGTCGGTATGTTCGACAACTATACTTGGTGTTCTCTGGAAAGATTTCCGCCACTCTATGTTGTTCAAAGAACTGATGACAAAACAACACTGCAACTAAGTGAGCATGTGTTGTGGGACTTGATGGAGACTGATGTAGATAAGTTGCAGGACTCGCAGCTTTACAGGATGATGGAGGCTATTGAGAACGAAGATACAGCTAAGCAGTTCGCGAAAAAGTTACTCGAAGACCAGCAGCCAATGCCAGCAGAGTTTGCTCAAATTCTCCACGATAAATTTTGGGATTTGGTGTAGTTATCTACCCCTAAAGAAAGATGCGCTTTAAATTAGTTTTGCTATACTAGATATGTTATTGAGATTTCAAGTACCCTTTTGTTTGGACGTGAGTTCGATATGTAAGAGTGTCGATGTTAAATCTATCTCAAACGGCGAAAGCTGAAATGCCAACACCGTACCAAAACTTCAAGGAAACTTGGAATAAAGGTCTAGAGACTTGAGATAATCTAAACCGCAAGGCATGAAAACTCTCAGATGGTTAACTCCATAAATGGTAGACCGTGTAAGCGGAAGGAATAGTCCAAACCAAGGGAAAAGCAACTTTGGGTAAATTGTCTCACTGGCTCCATTCAAGGGGTCATACTGGTTTTTCGACAGACAAAAGGGATTGAGACATTCTGAGTAGTTTTTATGAATGAAAGGATAAAGTAACGCAACTTAAATGGCAAATCTAATAACATCGTAAACTTCTCTCGCAAATCCGCAGTAGTAGTTTAGAAATAAGGCACTGTAGTCTATATGCAGTGCCTTATTTTATCTATATTGTTGTTTAAGCTCTTCTACTTTATTTATAGCCAATTCTTCTGATGCGTAATATCCAATAGTTTTCTTCTTACCATCAATTCTAAAGTGAACTACCCACCTATCCCTACTATTGGAGAAACTGTAATGTTTAGCGTTCTTCTGTCTAGGTCTTTCTCCGTCCCTTCTACGTCTTCTGGGTTTTGCTTCGCATTCCTGTTTGTATTCTAGTAATTCATTGTCTGATAGAGTTTTCATGTAATTAACTTCCGCTATTGCATCTTCTTCTTTTATGTGCCAACTAAAGTTAAGGCGTTTACCGAACACACTATAGTAAGTTTGATATAACTGAGTTTTAGTTACATAAACATAATATTTAGCATCTGTATGCTTTAAACCGAGAGCGCTCCCAGCCGTGGGTGTGCAATTAAACTCACAACAATTCCAATTATCTAAATATGTTTGTTCCCTACTTAACAGCCGTTTTTTAAATTCTGGTAAATCTAAACCAACTCTTTCCACAATTTCCAACACATTAAAAACTAAATCATCTTCCCCATACTTATTGTAATGATTTTGTAAGTGTTGAGAATGATGTTTTCCACTTCTCAAATCAAATAAATGCAGTCTCCATCTTTGACATATCCTAGAGGCACTGCCAATATAACGCTTACCATTCACCTTACTTGTAATACTGTAAATACCTGCCGACTTACTATTCACAAAATTTATTTTTTACTCATGATATAACTAATTGTAACATAGCGATGGACAACTGTCCGAT